ACGAACTGATGAAAACGCTAGAAAAACTGGAACTGCCCACACTAATGAGGCAATCGATTCGAACCGCAATTTTAGACTCTGAGAAAGCTATGGAGAAAGGGGTTGGCGAATATCAAATAACTGCGTTAGGAAGAACGCCCAAAGGGATAAAGAAAGCAAGCGTTGTTATGTATAGAAATGGTATGGAGCATGGGGCTGATATTTTGGCCGAACTGTTTGTGTCCATGAAGGAAGCGATGGAAGAGGCGGAGAAAACTACGCCCTCCCAACCAAATCAATAGCCCACTCGTCAGGTATCTCATCCGTATGCACTGTCTTCTCTTCGAACCACACACTGACAGCACCGCGAGCAGTCTCCGCGCCGAAGCCAGCAATCGTATATAATCGCCCGCGAAATGCAACCTTGTCGCCAATTTTGATCGGCTTACCTGCGCTGTCATAATTCATAATTGATTCTCTCCTATTCTAAAAACCTTCACCTTATCTTTATGCTCCGTCAAAATCTCAATCCCATCATCCCTCATACAAATAGCGAACTTATTTCCCTCTTCTGTTACTAAAACAATCGAGTTGAAGACTTTTTTTAAAACAATATTGTGGTTTTCATTGGTGTCTATTTCCACTAATTCCATCCTCGGTTAGCTCTAGTGATGTTTTTAATATTTCCAAAACTTCCTTATCACTTAATTGAGCCTCAACATCCTTACCAAAAAGCTGAGCCATTTCTTTTCTTGCTTGCGGCAGCCATCTTTCAACAACCATATTTGATAATTCTTCTAAAGTCAGCGCCACTAGCACCCTCCTCTCCATTATTATTTCTAATGACCATAGCACCACCACATTATAAATTCTAATAATACTCGCTTAATATCTCTTGTCGAAGTCATAAAAATAGCTCAATAAATACAAAGAAAAATAATCTGGCAAATCAGACTCGTTTTTAAATATCATTGTCCAGTCGTTTTTTTTCGCAAATTCAGGAAGGAAATTTAAACTTGAAAAAACCGCGTTGATTGCGTGTGTCCTTGAGCTAAACCTACCTGTTTGATAATTATAAAGAGTATTTTTGCATGAATAATTAATAAGGTAAGCCATCTCATTAAATGAAAGAATGTCGAGACCGTCCAAAAGGACTTGTAGCGTTTTGACTGACGGCTCCCTATCATCAAATAAATTGATAGTAGATAATCGGGACGCAAGGTAATCAAAAAGAGAATAAGCAAAGATTTCTTTTCTTACCAATTGCATATCATCGCCATCAAGTCTGCCTAGTAGCGTGTTGTAGCTACTTATTAATAATTCACTCTCAATAGCGTAATCCAAACTAAAAACATTATAATACCCACCTAGCGTGGAAATCTTGGAGTTTTGTATTTCGAGCAAATAGGACATGGACGAATAAGGGGCGGGGTAATATTTCGGAAAGTATAGGCCGTAATGTTTAAAAGCTTGCTGTTCTATGTGTATGCGCTCGTGCAAGGGCATCAAGGAGCACTCGAGCGAGTCATCTTCGGCATTAGTCTCGGGCAATGGGAGGCATCCCGCCGCGCAAAGAGTTACTGCCAAAAAAAACATTTCTGATATTGTAGTCTCTTCAGACGGGGGCTGTGTGAAATTAAGCAGACCGGTTTGCACCCACCACCGGCACAGATATTTAGAAGACGACCGTTGTTGTATTTCGTGCTGACTAACAAGATTATCTTTTGCCTCTGCGATATCCTGTCTACGGTTTGATTTTTCCGTAACGCAATGGCTACAGATGCAAACAGAATTCCACGCATAGTCATGATTACAGTGAGGACACTTCGATCTCTTTGTGATCTTTAAAAGATCTTCATATGTCCTATTGTCCCTCCTTGAGACACTCGTTCTAGACTTAAGTAGCACTGGCATCTCTTCTTTGCATATAGCGCAGGGCTTGGATAGCCCTAAATCCGGAACATGTTTATAGACTAAATTAACGTTTTTAATGTTTAGTGCATACTTGGTAGCTACTTCTGCTAGCGGTAAATTATAGTAATCTAAAACAAACTGAATTTTCTTTTCGTCGTCCACGCTATCACTCCAGTTTAAAATTAACCCTTTAAAGCTTTTACCACCGGCATATTTATTGTGTCGATGAGAAGTGGTCATTATCTTTTCTAATGAAGCCACCGGGGATGTATTAGTAATGATAAGTACACAAATGAAAAAAATTATGTATTCTTTATAATGCAATGAGGGGGGTGTCGGATGCCCTGGTCTGGAGCAAAGCATTGCATGCAAAAGCGAAATAAATTCCGAAGGTGAAGCAAGCGACGGGGTATGATATCGCAGCCTGCCAATTCTATGGCCAATAATATTAGAACGCTCTAGTGCAATACATATGGCACAAGTAGAAAGAGAAAGAGACTACCCTACTAATTGAGAGGCGACACAGGCCGTTTAGGGTACGCGGAGAGGTGAACCATTTTGGTGCTACTACATGTTTAGTGAGTACAGGTTTATAGGATTGCTGCGCTCAAAGGCATGGGTTGAGAAAGTGTTTACTCATAGAACAGAAGGCACTTGACAACATTTCTAAAAGGTCTTATTGTGCGGCCTGTTTGGCAGCTTGCAAAATGGATACTCTTAATTCTTCAAAGGGATTAATTGATTAAACAATAAATTATTTCCAGTAGAGCGGTTGCCCCACGAAGGGAAGGGAAATTTTAGCATATGGAGGATTTTCAATCGGAGAAAGAAAGTGATTTTAGAAGGAACACGAATAGTTTTTAAAAAGCCCCTCTGGAAAAGAGAAAACATGCAAGTGAAGCAAGTCGGTTTTAAGCAAATCGAAGGCATCATTGAAAAAACACCTCAATTTCATGAAGGCATGTATATAATTAGAGATCTTTCCGGAAAGGATCACAGAATTAAGGGCTTTAACCTAGATAAATCAGTGAAAATCATCCCAGGTGGTTTTAGACAACAGCTCCTTTTCGGATAGTTTTACCCTTTCGGCAATGTTATCATATTGCCATTATGCACCAATTCTTTAAACCAAATTTATCAGAAAAAAAGCTAGCGACCAGTGGCGTTCTAAAATGCGTCGTATGCAAGTTAAATATCGAAAGGCAGGCTTACTATCAATTAGTTGTGTCGTCGCGAATTTGGGCGTATTCTGGTACGAATAGGCACTATAAAACGGTATTGGTCCACTGCGCTCATTCAACTTGTGCGGATGACCTGGACCTTTGGGAGATATTTTAATATGAAAAAATTTTTACAAATAATTGCGGGGGCTTTCTTGTGTGTCGCCGTTGGGATTATGCTCATTGCTATGCCGATGGCTTATAGCATTCGCGAAAAAGAAGGGATGTTTTCGGGGAAAGAGTTTTCTGTTAATGATACGCAATTCAAATGCATCGAGGTGCTTAAATGACAGCAGATGAGAAGTTTAAAAAAGTGGATGATTTAATGAGTGAATTAAAGTTAAAGGGAGTCGTAATATTGACCGACCCAGCGGCACAGCAATCCGATATGACGCTTATTGGGTTTTCCAAAATGGAAGCAATAGGTCTCCTGGAAGTCAGTAAATTCGGAATACTTCGCGAAGGAGAAGCGGCAGATGAGAGGTGTTAGAGTTCTAGAAAAAGACATCGAAAGAGCGATACTTGATTATCTCTCTTATTTGCCACGTTGTTTTGCGTGGAAGAACCACTCGGTCGGGATTTACGATAAGAAAAAAAAGACTTACCGGAAACCGAAGAACAAATATGCGATCAATGGCGTCTCGGATATTGTCGGGATTTATAAAGGGAAGCCAATGTACCTCGAAGTGAAAACGCCTAAGAACAGGAATGGGGCTACTGACGACCAGAAAGAGTTCCTGATAAACGTAGAAAAAATGGGTGCCATTTGCGGAATTGTAGCGTCGATCGAGGACGTGAAGGAAATACTTGCCAAATACTAGAGTTGGTGGCATATTTGCCGAGCTGAGGAATCAAACAATTTTTTATAGTTGATAGAAAGATTGAGTTGGACTAACTAAAAAGTTCCTCAGCACTCAAAACCTAATTAGAATTGCCCGGTTTTATTATATTATATATTAATCTAATAAGTCTTTAGAGCATCTGGGCATAGTTAACGGGGGAGGGCTTATTCATACTCTCCCGTTTTTCTTTTACATATAAAGGAAAGTGTGCAAATATCGCACAATCTTGGGGATTGGGGCGGCATGAGCATACTAAATAAAACATCAAAAGAAAGATCCGATATAAGAATTAAGGCATACCGGCGACGGCGACGAATAAGTACGAACTTTCTAAAAAAAGCGCCAACATTTATAAAAACATTTTTTAGCGGTATTCCTGCTCGTCACCGATGGAACTGGTTAAAGTCGTATCGTGGCGAAAATACGCGAACCGAAGCGATTAGGGCAAAATGCCACGACTGCAAAAGTTACGATAAGCAGCAAGTGTACGATTGCGATATGCAAATCTGTCCGTTATTCCACTTTAGACCGAAGTCGAGAGCGAAATGATATGCAAGTTTTGCGGGATAGACCCAATAGACAAAATTGTCATCCTCGAAGAGCTTAACGGGGGATTATGTGAGGAATGCGAAAAGCAAATTAAACTCGGGGACTGCCCGAAATGCCCTCGACTACTTGCTGAGGTTAACGAGCTTAAGGGAACAATTGCCCAGCAATGGGGAAAAATAGTTGAACTTAATGAAGAGTTGGAAATATTGAATTGCAAAAATGGAGAGGAAAGCGAATTTCGCCGAAACTAAAGAGGTAGTATTTATGGAGAAAGTGATAACGGTTATTATAATGTGTGCGATAGGATGCTCTTTAGGTCTAAGCATTGTGCTTGTAGCAGAAATATGGAGTTCTTACTCTACTCATAAATACATGATGGAGGGTGTTAGTGGTCTCCAGTGGGATTACGTATCATTCGATAAATTTCAAGAAGAGTTCAACAAAGTCAAATGGCGAATAGATCCGTTGTGGCCGCAGTCAAGAATGAGTGAGGAAAACTCTAAGTTTCATGCTGACATTATCATTATTAACGGAAAAGGTATGATTATCAAATGGCATGACATTCTTAAGTATAAGCGATTTAAGAAGCGCAAAAAGAAAGAAGCCATGGATATTTTGAATCTACATTCGACGCGAGTTGATGGACTGTGGGATAAAACCAATGAGGGTTTAAAGATAATTAATGGAGAGAGTAAATGAATGTAAAAGATTACAAAGCTAAAGAGAAAATTACGACGAAAGAAGTAGCGGCGCAATGGGGCGTTAACATGAGCACGGTTAATGATTGGATTAGAAAGGGTATTGATATGCCACCGAAGAAAACTAAAGTAGCGGGTACAGCAAAAAAAGTTATTGCAAAAAAAAAGGCGCGTCCGACTAAGAAAGCCGAGCAGGAAACAAAAGTAAAATTGATTAAGCAGGCGGCTAAAACAGCAAGCGAAATTAATCGCATGGCAGTACTTCTCGGCGTGTATAGAGAATATATATTGCTGAGAGATGAGAAAAACGCAAAAAGAATCGAGACTATTCTTCTCGAAAATCTTGAAACATGTAAATGCATTATAGATAAGAAATAGGTTCCCGGTAGGGATAAGATGTTGTTGTGGGACTCCTGGGAATTGTGCTTCTGTGTTGATTAAATTGTCGGTCAATATGGATAGGGTTGCACAGGTTGCAGGAGTCCTTTTTTTTTGGAGTGTAGCATGAATAAGGAAAAATTTAATAAATGGTTTCTCTTAATATTGGCACTCCCTATGGTGCTGTTCGCCGCTTATCTCTTCAGAGATGAGTTGCCATATTTTTTTGCAGTAGCCCTGATGCTGTGGGCAGACGATGTAACCAAGAGAGGAGTGGCATGAGTGGACTTGAGAGGATGTTGTTAGCAGTATGTCTTTTGGCGGTAATATATCTTTTGCTTGTCCGTATTACGTATCTCAGAGGGGAGATTGCTCGGGTAAAGGAAATTAACGTGAAATATGAGAGGGTGAGGAATGAATGTAGCGAAAGAAAGAAAAAGGTGCTCTAAATGCGGAAAGCTTAAAGCTATTTCGGAATACAGTATCACTAATCCTAGGGGAGATCGGAGACCGAGCTGCAAGGCTTGCCAGGCGGAGTTCGCAAAAAAGAAATATTGGGCAAATGCTAAGGGCTATAATAAAACCGATAGAAAGACGCATATAGTGAAAAACTTTGATGCCATAATCGATGAGATGATTAGATTAAGAATCAATGTTGATGAGTTATTGAATCGAAGGGGTGAGGAATGAAGCAAAACTATAAAAAGGAAATAACTCAATACGAATATAGGCATCCAGCGATAGGTAGAAAGGGCAAGGGGAATAACGGACACTTTAGGATTCCATACAGAAATATTATTCTTAATCTGGTTGTTAGCGATGGCGAAGGCTGGGATCATGCAAGTGTATCCGTGTCAGATAAGCCAAACAAAAACCCCCGACGGCTCCCTAATTGGGATGAAATGGAATACGTTAAAGATCTTGTCTGGGATTCAGAAGAAACCGTTGTTCAGTTCCACCCAAAAAAAAGCGAATATCGGTCAATAGGTCCGGTACTGCATTTGTGGAAAAAACAGGGACATGAGTACGAGTTACCAACGGGTGATTTTGTCGCTCCAAAGGAGCTGAAGGCATGACCGCAATAATACTAAATTTAATAATAACGTTCTGTCTTGTCGATCAAGAATTGCTAGACATAAATTTCTGCACAGAACAGATCAAAGAGTGTGTAGTTGATCAGATCCCTTTTCCTAACGAAATGGCTTGGCAGAGTGGGAGTCAATCGCAAGAAAGGCAGGCACTCGAATACTGTAAAATGCAGGGGTATTATTATATATTGCGCGACAATGGGTTTATTGATGAGTGATCATGTGCAAAAGTTGGGAGGAAAAGTCAAGTGGACGAAACGCTAAATGAATATTTTCGCTTTATTGAAAATCATGTCCGAGAGCGCATTGCTGAGAGCATAGAGAGAGTGACTCACCATGGGACGTGCAATAATTGCAAGAAAAACGGTGATTGGGGCGAGTGCCCTATTGATGATGTGATAATTGAGGATTACTGGAAGAAACCAGGGTTTTACTGCCAGGAATGGAAGGGACAAAAGAATGGACAGAGATCTGGAAGCGTACCGAGAGGATGTGAGAAAAACAATGCTGGCTTTTCTTTTACTGGACGAAGACACGCATGAAGCAATTTATGAGGTTGTCGTGAAGGCGCTATATGGAGATGTTAGGGGGCTTGAGCAAAAGATGAAAAGAATGAAGGACTAGAAATGCAAAAAGTGGGGATATTATGGGGGCAAAAGAACAGGCATTAATGTTTAAAGATTATTTGGAGGGCGTTAAGCGGGCGCGATTGAAGAGATCGATGAAAGTCATTATCGGTAAAACGGAATATGTCTCGATTTCTGAGGCTGCGAGAAAGTTGAGGATTAATGCTAGAGCAATAAAACGATGTGAAAAATTGGGGCTTCTTATTAACGGGGAGTCTGTGAAAATATTAAAGAGAGGAGAGCAGTGATGAGTGCAGAAATTAAGAAAGAAATTAAATTAGTAAGAGGCGACGTGACTAAATTTAAAGCAAGTGTTGACTCGCACGGGGTTCCATTGGAGGGGCGATAACGAGGCAGACATTTGCATAGGAACGGTTGAGAGCTATAGCGTGGGCGCGAAGGGGAAAACTTATGATATTGATGTGAATGGCGTGGTTGAGTTAGGCGTCAAGCCTGAGGATATTATTTGTCGGTATGTTGAGTTTAAGCCTAAGAAGAAAAAAGGTGAGTAATGGACGCAGTTGAGGTGCCACTGAAGGAAATCCTTAAGCTGAGAGAAGAAAACAACCGGCTTAAGTCAGCCCTCCAGTACATAGCGGATAATGAGGCGACTATGGATGATATTACTTATTGTTCTTTTGCGGAGCGGGCACTAATAGGAGACAGGAAATAATGAAAATGGAAATAAACGCCCCGTGGGGAAATGTAACAATTGACCCCGATGATTCTAAAGGAATGATAAAGCATTGCTTGGCTCAACTTAAATACTTTCAAAAGCAAAACGACACCGAGCATGTTAGGGCGGATATTGAGGGGTATGAATTGATTCTTTCTTCGGAAAACCCTAACGGGAATGCAAAGCGTTTTCTGGACATGAAGAGAGGGGGACTTTTGGGAGAAAGAGAGCAATTCAGAGATAATTTAAAAGTAATTGAGCATATGAAGGAGAGTAATTCATGGCAATAGACGAAAAAGCACCAATGTCCGAAAAAGAATACCAAAAAATGATTTATGAAAAAGCAAAAAAGGTCAAAACAAAAGAAGAGCTCGTCCTTTTTCTGGACGAAATTATGGAGTTCAAGCATGACTACGGAACTATTGTTTATGGTTGTGTGGCGGCCATGAAAGCAGCCATGAAAGTCATTAATGCTTCACCGAAATGTGGCGGAGTTACCGGGTACCAAGCAGGGTTTATGGGCTGGGAAATGATAAGAGATTTAATGATGGTAGAGGGGCCGTTAAAATTGGTCGACTTTAATAATATGTTATTCCCTCAATATGAGGATAAATTTCAACAAACGATAACCAGTGAGATATGGGAAGAGCTCCAAAAGAAAGCGAAAGCCAATTTGCTAGAAAGGGAAGGTGCAGAAAAATGCCGCAAGCATTGGCAGTCCATTGTTGACGGGGAAGTGCCTTTTGGGTGGTCCGTCAAGGGGGATTAATACCAACAAGGGCTTTCATTATATCGCTACGCTTCACTGATTTGGGTCCTCCAAATTTAATGTGATACAATATACCCATGGAAGACGAATATGAAATAAATGACCTCGTTCGTTATTATAGAGAGATTGTTGACGGAAAGCATTCTCGTCAATGCATCGGCATAGGGCATATCACTCAAATCGAAATCGAGTCCGACGGCGTCACGTATTATAAAATACATGATGAATTCGTGCGCCACTGTGCTATTATTTTTAGAATTCCAATTGATTTGATGCGCTAAATACGGGGAGGGCAATGAATCACGAATTAAGATCTTTAGCAGAATTGCACAATAAAAACAAAATAACTTACGACCGGCAGAAATGGATCGACAAAATTGAAGCGATGCAAAGCCGCCGAGGTGTAGTCTACGACTCATTTGAGCGGGTATGTAAGACAAGGCTTTTGAAGCTTGTTGACACGTTCGATTTTAGGCAAGCCAGCGAGGTTGAGCGAGAGGCTTGGGTTGAGAGGGTTAGGATGAATTATGTATGGAGGAAGTAATGGGCATAAAAAGTATTTTAGATTTTATTAAATGTAGCTTTAAGAAAATAGTAGGGATTGAAGCATTAATCCCGCATCCAAAAAACACCAATAATCATCCAGAAAAGCAAATTGAATTACTCGCAAAGATAATGAAGTTTCAGGGGATAAGGCACCCGATTATCGTGTCTAATCTAAGTGGGTTTATTGTTGCTGGGCATGGGCGTAGGTTAGCAGCGCTTAAAAATAGATGGACGGAATACCCAGTTGATTATCAGGATTTTGAAAACGAAGCGCAGGAGTATGCTTTTTTGGAAAGTGATAATCATTTAGCTGAACTTGCTGAGCATGATAAAGAGAAAATGATTGCTCAGATTAAGGATATGGATATTAAGCTTGATCTTGAGTTGTTTGGGATGCCCGATCTTGAAATGCCTATCGAAATAGATGAGGACAAGGAGGAAAAAGAAGACGACGTCCCTGATGTCGATGAGGGTAATGTAGTCACGGAGAAAGGGGATTTATGGCTATTGGGCGGGCATAGGTTGCTTTGCGGTGACAGTACTGACTTTGGCGATGTGAGCGATCTAATGGACGGGTGTATGGCAGATATGGTTTTGACTGACCCGCCTTATGGCGTGAATTACCAATCCAACATGAGGACAAAGTCCCAAAAATTCGAAGTACTAAGGAATGACGAAAACATTCTAGATATTTATCCCGTTATTAATCAATACAGCAAGGGTTGGGTTTTTGTTTGGACTAGCTGGAAGGTGCTCACTAAATGGATCGAAAACCTTACGCCTCTTGGGTACCCTACAAATCAGGTTATATGGTTTAAGGGTGGTGGGGGTATTGGCGATTTAAAGAAAACATTCTCCTCCGATTACGAGACTGCGCTTGTTTGGCATAGAGGTGCCACCCTGAAAGGAAAGCGAATCGGTAGCATTTGGAAAATTGGCAAAGACGGTGCAAGCGCTTACAAGCATCCAACGCAAAAGCCAGTAGCATTAAGTGAAGAAGCTATCGACAAAACGTCATCAGTGGGCGCAAAGGTCCTGGATTTATTTCTCGGTAGCGGTTCGACACTAATCGCTTGCGAAAAAACAAAACGCAAATGCTACGGTATGGAGCTAGACGAAAAATACTGTGATGTAATCACTAAAAGGTTTATCGATTATACGGGCAGCGATAGCAATGTAAAATTAATCCGTGATGGAAAAGAATATTCATGGCAAGAAATTCAAGGGGGTATTTTTGGCCAACAAGAAACCGTTTGACTGGGAAATTCTAGACAAGGTTTTACAATTCAAGCCTTCACTTTCTGACACGTCGGAAATTATGAAGTGCTCCGAAGACTTGGTCCAAATGCGGATCAAAGAGAAAAGCGGACTAACATTTTCGGCCTATCGCGACAAAAAGATGGCTAACGTTCGGCTAACGCTAGTGCAAAAAGCTATCAATATGGCAAAGGGCGGGAACAAGACAATGCTTATATTTTGCTTAAAAAATTATGCAGGATGGGCAGACAAAGTGGAAAACGATGTTAGTATGAAAGGAGAAATAAAAATAAGCAGCGAGGACAAGGAGCTTTGATGGGAAAAGAGATCTGGGCAGGAATAAAGGGTTACCCAAACCATCGGGTGTCAAATATGGGCAGAGTCCAAACGAGACAAATAAGGGGGTCATCGCGCTTGGGTGTATGGAGAGATATGAGGCCAGGCAATTGCAGGGGATACATGCTTGTTGCGTTGAGATTTCAGAAGATACAAAAAGCATGGAGACTGAATAGGCTTGTTGCTGTTACTTTTATCAACAACACTGAAAACCTCCCCGAAGTAAATCATATCGATGGAGATAAGCTCAACAATCGAGCCTCTAACCTGCAGTGGGTGACAGCCAAACAAAACACAATGCACGCGTTCAAGAACGGACTAGTAAAAAGAAAGGGCGTGAGTAACTCTCAGGCGAAACTCAATGATGTAAAAGTAAGAGAAATAAGAGCGCGCATTAAGTCGGGGGAAACTAATACAGCCATTGGACTGGCTTATGGTGTAAAGCAGAACACAATTTCTCAAATAAAAACGGGAGCGCGATGGACTCACGTGGTCTAGTGGTTAGCTACTGTGATTGAGTTTAAAAAAACTTCCGCGCAAATGTTAGCAATTTCTTTAATTGTCGCTTCGGCGGCCATACACATCATCCTATATGGAGGAAGTAGGTCGGGAAAAACATTTATCGCTGTCTTTATTCTCATCGTTAGAGCATGCAAATGCAAATCAAGCCATATAATCGTTAGAAATACATTTAATTCGGTAAAAAATTCTATATGGATGGATACACTCCCAAAGGTTTTAGCGATAGCGTTCCCTGACTTGCCAGTGAAGCCAGACCGAACAAATTATATAATGAATTTCCCAAACGGGTCGAGGATACGCTGTGCTGGTCTTGATGATAAGGACAAACTGGAAAGGCTTTTGGGGCTTGAATTCTCAACTATTTTAGTTGAGGAGTGCAACCAAGTCCCATGGCTAGCAGTCGAGCGGCTGAAAACGCGCCTCGCTGAAAAGAATATACTGGCTAAAAAGGTTTTCTATACGCAAAACCCTACCACTACAACAAGCGCTTATTACCAAGCATTCGAACAAGGTATTGACCCTATTGACGGTGAGGCTTTTGATACTGATAAAGCAAAAGATTTTCTATCAATAAAAATCAACCCTGAGTCAAATTTAGAAAATATCGACGAGCATTACATTAAAATGCTTAAAAAGCTTCCCAAGAAAGAACAGCTTCGTTTCTTGAAAGGGGAATATGATAGCGATAATTCAGGGGCAGCCGTCTACGCATTCAATAAAGGCGAACATGTATCAGAACAGGCGGAAAGGCTTGAGGGCACCGACTGGGTTGGATCTGACTTTAATATCATGTATAATTCCGATGTGCTTACAAGTCAGCATGCCCATGGGCTTTATGTTTGGGATGAAATCCAGTTGGCGGGCGACACTTACAAGAAAGTTGATGCATTAAAGCGCAAAGGTGTGAAGGGAGCGTCGGTAGTTTGCGACTCGACGGGGAGGAATAGGAGTACAACGGGTAAATCAAATGTCCTTATTTTGAAAGACGCTTCTTTTGATGTAAGATATAAGACTAATCCTGCAGTAATTGACAAAATTGCAAACCTTAACAGATGTTTCACTTTGGGGCTCATCAAAATACACCCCCGCTGCAAAAAATTAATAAGAGATCTCACTCAATTGGTCTGGGATAAGCATGGACAGCTTAATCAAAAGACAGATCCGAGTTTATCGCATTTAGTCGATTCACTCTCTTACCTTTGTTGGTTCCTTTACCCGCTCGTGAAGAAAAAGAAATCGACATTTCATTAAACCTAAGGAGGGGATAATGACACCTGAAGAAATCGAAGGGAGGCTAGAGTATATTGCTTCCCAGCAGTCTAAGATTAATTTCAATAATAAATTATTCGAGATTATGGAGGGTGATTTACTTAAGTATGTTGAAAAGGCGATGCATAATCAATTGAAGCCGGAAAATGCAGGGCTCGCCATCAAGCGGGCAAGTCCGATCAACGTATGGAATAAAATAGTTAGCAAGCTTTCAAAGCTATACACGCAGCCAGTTATCAGGAAGACCGAGAATGCCACTGACCAGGAGCTTGTCGATTACTATGTAGAGCGTGGGCTAGATGTCCATATGGGCAACATGAATGAGAATTACAATGCCTACAAGTGGTCAAGCATTGAGATATTCGAGGACGTGGAAGCCAAGGCGCTAAGCTTTAGGTCAATCCCGTCAAATCAATTCCTTGTCCATTCGAGCGATCAAGTCAATCCGATGAGAGTGACGTCATTCATTAAATTCATGGGCACTGAGAACGTTGGCGGTACGGTCAAGAATAAGTACTGGGAGTTTGGGAACGATTACGCAGTCGCATATTATAGCGACAAGACAATCGCCATTGACGACGTGACTAAGCATCTCAATGAGGGGAAAAATCCTTATGGAGTAATCCCATTCGAGTATATAGGGAAATCTCAATACCTTTTAATACCGAACCCCGATGAAGATACTATGCAAATGACAATCTTGCTGCCCGTACTCATCACGGACCAGAATTTTGGATCAATGTATCTATCGCATCCTATTATCACTGTGACCGATGGAGACGCTGAGAATCTACCTGCTACTCCGAACATGTTTTGGAACCTAAAGAGTGACGACGAAAAGACCGCTAGCGTCGGCGTTGTAAAAGCAGAACCTAATCTCAGAGATCAAATGAATCACGTTGTTGAGCAATTAAACATGTGGCTCGGTACGAGGGATATTAGACCAGGTGCCGTTGGTAGTATCACATCGGAAAACTTTACTTCAGGCGTGTCGAAAATAATCTCTGAAATGGATACCCTCGAGAATAGGAAGGACCAGGAAGTCCAATTCAAAATGGTTGAGAAGAGACTATGGAGAAAGATAGCGATCATGCACAATGTTTTGGCGGCAGCCGGGCGTATCGAGAATAGAAAGAAATTCAGTGATCCCGAAAAACTCGTGGTTAATGCGCGCTACTCAGAAGAGAAAATACTAGAGTCTAGGGCGGATAAAGTCTTAAGGCTCAAGACCGAAAAGGAAGCTGGGTTCGCATCACTCTCTAAGGCAATAAAGGAATTGAATCCCCATATGACACCAAAGGAGATTGACGCTGAAATGCTTCAAATCGAAAAAGAAAGCACGACGACTATTGAGGTCGGAGGGGACGAATAATGGCAGCGCGATGGCAGCGGATTGCTGTTGATCTCCCTAAGAAATATAATCCCAGAGAGAGGAAAGCAATCGCTGCGAGTATCATTGATCACATGACCGAAAGGACGCTCAAGGGCAAAGATAAAAACAATGAAAAATTTGCTCCGTATAACCCCAAATACGCAAAAAAGAAGGGGGTCTCAGTAACCGGTGTGGACTTAGTAAAATCATTTGCTATGCTTCCATCAATGCATTTAATTTCCGAGAGAAGCGGCAAGCTTCTTATAGGATTTGAGAAGGGCGGTGAGCAGAATGCGAAAGCCGATGGTAACCAACGAGGAACGTATGGACGCCCTTCTCCTATTCCCGGAAAAGCCCGAGAATTCTTAGGTATCAAGAACAAAGAAGTCGCAAAAATAATCACATCATTGAGATCTGAGCAAAAAGAAAAAGCACGAAAAGAAGCACCGAAAGAGGCGGCAAGGCAGGCTTTGGAGGGGTTATCATGACCACCTTCAGAGACATAACCAAGAACATGCAAAAAGCAATCGACGCAGCCTTGCATCGATCCAAAATGAAAGAAAACGCCGAACTTATGGCAAAACTTATCAAGGAGCGGACACGAAAAGGCGGCGGGGTTAAAAAGGTCGGTGGCAATGTGAGCAAGCTAAGAGCTCTAGCACCATCGACAATCGCCTCGAGGAGAAGAAAAAAGCTTCACTCCGCAACAAGCCCAGGAAAATCAAACCTAACCGAAACCGGACAGATGCTCGACGCTCTTTATGGCGTTGGGATTAAAAAAGGTGAGGGATCGGTTAGGATTAGACCAAATAGAAAGGGCGGCGGGATAACAAACGATGAGGTCGCGTTCTTTGTGTCAGGCGCTCGACCTTTTGTAGATTTATCGAAAGGAGAAAGCACGGTAATCGCAAAAAAAGTGGAAAAGGACACATCAAAAGCATTGAAAAAGTATCTCTAGGATTGAGGTATTGACTAAAAAAGCCATAGGAGGGTATAATGGACGTAGAAATCAAAAAAGACGTTAGTAACGCACCTGAAGACACTGTTAGTAACAGCGCTCAGTCAAAAGAGAATCAAAACATTCCTAAAACTTTAGACGTTGATGGCGAAAGCATGCCGATCAATCACAAAAGTTTTGAAAAAGTCGTGGGGCAGTATAAAAAAGCTAAAGCGACTAAAGCAGAAATGCAGGATCAAATCGATTCTTATCAAAAAAAAGAAAGAGAAAGGGAAGAGCATCAACTTGCGGAGAAAGGCGAGTACAGCAAACTTTTAGAACTTAAGGAAAAGGAAATCCTTGAACTAAACGGCAAGCTGACTACCACTTCAGAAGAAAAAGACAATGCTCATAGAACTTTAGTTGATGCGCAAAAAATGGATGCGGTATTCAATAAGCTCCCTGGACGACTCAAAAACAATAAGTACATGAGTTTTGTTGACATTGATAACGTTGTTATTAATCCCGACACAGGTGACATTGATGAAAAAAGTGCTGCAGCCGTTGCGAATCAATTCATGGAATCTCATAGTGAGCTAGTTGATACTTCTCACGTTGGTGGTTTTTATGGCAAGTCCTCCGCTCCCAATACCTCTCCTTCTAGTACGTACAAAGATTTACCTCTCAAGGAAATGAGATTAAACATTGCTGCGGCGGTTCGCGCGGCAAAACAAGAAAAAGGAATTTCGTAAATGGGAACAACTACTTTTAATATTGCCGACACGCTGGAACTGGTCCAAACTTTTTGGTCGCCTCTTTTCACTAAAGAGTTAAGAGAAAATACGCTATGGCCGGGAATTTTACACGATCCGAACTATACAATTGATAGAGTGAAGGGCGGCGATACTCTAAAGATTAAGAGAATCAATAAGCCGACATCTACAATTAAGACAATTGGAACGGATGCGGACACTTTTACAACAAATATTTTAAGCACAACTAACGTTGACCTTCAGGTAAACAAGCGTTGCGTTTCTGCTTTCGAGTTTGAGGACCTAGCGGTGGTTATGTCTCAACTTGAGCAAGAAGACTCAGAGATAAGAGAGGCAATGCTATCTGACGTTAGAGAGCAAGCAAATGACTGGGTTAAATCTTTGATTAGTCCTTCAGCAGCAGCACCAGTACACGCAGGAATTTCTGCCGGTGGCGATTTTAACTTAGCGACTCTAAGTCAAATTAGAACACTTGCAGCTAAAGCAAAATGGGGAAATCAAACTCCATGGTATTTGTTCAATGACCCAACATTTTTCAGTGATCTTTTGGACGACACTACTGTTTCTGCAGCCAACACAATGGGTATTCCTCATTCTCCAATGCTTGACGGACGGTTCATGCTTAAGAGGATGAATTTTAATATTTTAGAGGATAATTCCTTAGATACGGATACTGGATTTGCTTTTACGAAAGAATTCATGAAAGTGGTTCTAGGCGCGCCAAGATTTAAGATCTCAGATACTCATGTTAACAACCAATTTGGCTACAAAATGAGTGTCGACTTTCCTTTAGGTGCTGTTCAACTGGATAACAAGCAAGTGATCTCAATCATTGTTTAATTAAAAGGAAGTCATGGATCCAAGTATAAGTTTCGGAAAAGTTACCGATTTGCATGAGTCATTAAATGGCAACAACGGGACGATAGTTTATTTAAGCGATAGAGACGAGGCGGAAGTTCAAGCCAAGTACGAATCGATTAAAGCAGCTAAGTCTATCCTTGCGGCTTATGGCATGAATTCAAGGCATTATTTGGTTCTTATGGTCGGCGGGAAAGTTAAGAAAGTATTAAAAAAACAAAAAAACAAATAAGGAATAATGAATGGGAACATTAACAGATGCAAAAGTAATCTATGGCGGGTCGGCAACGGCTGGCGGGTTTTCAAATGAAGAGGTCATAGTACCAGTCATTTATGACTTTGCTGCGGACGCGGGGGAAATAGAGGACAATATCGTACTTACTGCAGGCGCTGATTTGCTTGTGCTCGATTATTGGATGGTAGTTCAAACTACTATTGTCGGTGTTGGCGTTAACGTCGACCTCGGCGTAGGTGCTGGCGGTGTAGAAATTCACTCAGACCTCGATGGACCAACGCTTGTTGAGACTGCAGGGGCAAATGTATTTGTTGCAGACGCTGCAATGACTCCCTTGTACGTGCCAGCTACTGGAACAATCCAGCTTGGAATAGAGACAGCTGCAATTACTGCAGGGAAATTCACCATGTATTTTAAAATCAGAAAAGTATAGTTTAGCTCCTCACAGCGCTAAACCCGTGAGCAGTGGTCACTCTCCAGCCACTGCTCATTTTTTCTGCAAGAGGTTATTTGAGATGTTTCCAGTCTTTGTGTTTTACTATAGAATGAATTCTTCCTTGGGAAACACCAAAAATTTCTGCGATTTCCCGTTGACGGAGAGCGGTGTTCCTGGCAAGTATTCTTATTTCTCGCACTTCGTTCTCGGTGAGCTTACAGAAGTGAGAGTCGATACCTTTCTTTGCCACTTGAAGACCTATGCTAAACGCATGCTTCATGTTTTCAGATTGGGTCACGCTCTCAAGATTATCAATCTTATTGTTAAGCTTGTCTCCGTCCATATGGTTTATCTGAAAACCTTTCTTGATAGGACATTTAAACGCTTCGTATACGAGTCGGTGCACAAGGAAGTCCTTCGCAGTGGAGCCATTGTAAAGCCTTTTTCTGTCGTACCCCCGGTGAAGCCTTTGCTTAAGCGTCTTCCCGGAGCCGCCCGTCACTTTCCCGGTATTAGATACATTGTATTTAGGGAACCCTTTTATGGGTTTAAATATTTCTACCATGGGCACAGCATAGGCATATTTCGGAGGAAGTCAATATGAGTGTTCCCAAACAATTAAACTCAAAATATTCGGCAATCATTATTGAGGATGACGACGGAGAGATTAAACTGCGGTCGAAAGTTTCGGGGGGCGTAAAGATTGTCAATAGTGCGGGGACGGTTGCGGAGCTTGAAACAAACGACTCGAACCAATTGAAAGTGGTTTTAGACGGAAAGGTCGACGATGGCAATTCAAGCGCGACGCCTTTAAATGCTGGGGCAGAGTTCACCGGGGCAGCTTCGGAAACGCTCGACTATGCAATGGTATTTATCACTATTTATAGTGATCAAGCCTCAGTAACGGACGGTTTACATGTAGAGTTTTCGAGTGACGGAACGACATGGAGAGAGTCGGCTGCGGATACATTTACAATCGCAGCGGGCACAGAAAAAACATTTTCATTTCAGCCCATGAAGAAATTCTTCAGGGTGCATTATATTAATGGGGGAACGGATCAAACGGTTTTCGACCTTCAAACAATACTGAAAAAAACAAACTCCAAAGCATCATCGCATCGCCTTGCTGATAATGTTAGCGGGCAAGATGATGCTGAATTAGTTAAAGCTATTTTAGCAGGGAAAGACCCCGCAGGGGTTTTCCAAAATGTAAGAACAAACCAAGAGGCGGCTCTTTCTACGACTAATTTTTTATATGAGGTCGCTAGGGGGAACATACCGGGAATGAAAATGTATTCCATTCCTGGGAGAAAAGACACTATCAGTAATACTGTTTTAGATGATTTGACTCAAATGAGTACGACGGTCACGCCAATGCCGGGAGGCATTCAGCTAGAGGTCGTTTCTTCAAACGCAAACGATACTAGCGGCGGGACTGGCATTCAAACATTAAAAATTCTTTATCTCGATGCTGCGGGCGACGAGCAGACGGAAATAGTTACAATGAATGGGACGACTCCCGTTGATACTTTGGCGATCGACTTTGATGCTGTCCAATGGGCTCATACCGTAACCGTTGGAAGCGGAGGAGTGGCGGCGGGCAATATCAGCATCCGAAATACTGCGGGTTCGGTAACATATGAATACATACAAGCAGGTGGTAATCAGTCCCTTTCTGGGCGCTACAAGGTGCCAGCAAATAAGATCGGTTTGGTTACTGGATGGCAATGTTCTGCTGTGACGAAAAAGATCGATTTGAGGCTTAGGGCTACTGTCCAAAGAGTAGACAGAACATTAATTGCAGGCGTTTTTCTTTTTCAAGATGCTGTGGTTTTAAATGATGCTCCTAGTGGCTGGCTTCCCTTAGATGCTCCCCTGTTAATGCCAGCGGGCGCGATTGTTAAGATGTCAGGGCAAGCCGCTTCAACCGGCGGCGATGCGGGCGGGAAATTCAACATTCTAATAATTGATAATTAGGAGAGGTAATATAGTGAAGAACAGAATCATATATAACGATAATTCGACCCTCGTCAATTATACTGAAGAGTTAAATAATAATCATTCGGGCGAAACTGCAATTACTTTTGTTGCTGCAGAAGATGCCCTTTTTATAGGCACGACTCTCCCATGCAATCACCTTTGCTTCAAAATGGGCGCGACTCCAAATATTGTGGCGTCCATTATGACCGTCTCTATATGGGATGGAAGTGATTTTAATGCCGTTGCTGAATTAGTTGATGGAACCGCAGCGGCGGGCGCTACATTAGGACAATCTGGCTTTATCGAATTCACTCCTGATAAACAAAAAGGGTGGGGGTACGACGATACTGTGGACGCAAGTGGTACCGAGGTGGTCACCGGGCTAGGCAACGTCACCATTTATGATAAGTACTGGCACAAAATAACAGCTAGTGCCGACCTCTCTGCAGCTTTAACCATTGCATGGATTGGACAAATTTTCTCTAATGACGACGACCTGGGAAGTGAATACCCCGACCTCGTTTTAAGTGGAACCATGACAGCAATTGAGGCGGGAAAAACAGACTACCAGGAACAAGCAATTCGAGCCGCTAAAGTAATCATTCAAGACCTTAAAAGAAAGAACGTTATTTATAATAAGAATCAAATCATTGTGAGGGACGACCTCATGATGACATCGGTCTCCAAAACCGCCGAAATTATCTATGGCATGCTAGGAGAAGATTATAACGATGCTAAAGCCGCAGCAAGAAAAGAATACACAGAAAGATTAAGCAACGCTTTTCCGGTTGTTGATAAAAACAAAAATGCAATACCAGACAGGCAAGAACAAAAGCCTTTTTCTGGCAATCTAATAAGGTGATTTATGTCAGTCATAAGCACAATTTACGATAACTTTAATACTGCGGTGGCGGCGTTATTCCCCACTAAAACAGAATTAGAAAACTCGTATGACATTGCGGATAATCCAGATGTATTGCTGAAGAATGGGTACGGCATTACATGGGATGCGGGCACTTATTTAGACGACCTCAACGGTCCAATTTACTATCAGGAAAGAAGTGTTTCCGTAGTGCTAACTGCGAAAATATTTAGAACTGACCTAGACCGGACAGCACGACGAGCAGTCGAAAAGGCGTTACTCGAAAGCAGCAAGCTTATTGTTGACGCTATTAAATCCGACCCTACCGTTTACAGGATAGTTGAATATTTCGAGTCAGCGGGCGACTCAGGCATGGGCTTCGTCCAGGATGAAAAACAAAATATTATTAGTATTAAAAACAATTTCACTCTTCGCTATGCGGAGACACTTTAACAGGAGCATCAAATGGCTTTATCAGATCCAAGAGCTGTCTTTGGCATTCACAGCGTAACCCCATATAACCGAGTAACCCGTGAGCCATATGGCATATTAAGGGTTCTTCAGAATTCATCTTTCAGCCTTTCAGGCGAGACAATCCCCTTGAATGGCGGATCATTCCGCTTCCCATGGGCAGTGGAAGACGGAAATATTACTGCGGAACTTTCATTAAGCTTTAATGAGTACCCTGATTTTCTTGATACTATTTTTCTCGGAAAAGCACCGACGGAAAATGCTGCAGAGGCGACTGGAGCCGTGAGCGCTATCACTAATGTTAGTGGGACTAGTGTTGTGAGTTCTACCGTTGGAATTGCATCCGTGGCAGCGACTGCAGCCGACGAAGCGGATCTTAAGTTTGGAACCTATCTAGTAAAAGCCGTCGATGCCACCACCGTCGATATTTACGTTTCAACAAACTTAGACTTTGCTCGTGGAACGGACGCAATTTACGAAAATGATTTATTGAAAGTAACCGCTTCCCCGATAACTATCGCAGACACAGGTGCTACCGTAGCGGATGCTATCTTTGGATTAGAATTTACTAGTGGGTCGGGAACTATTGCAATGACTGCGGGTGATACTGCGTCTTTTACAGTACGACCGATTAATAGCGGGTCATCAACTGTTTTAATTGGTGCTACAACTGACGTTTTCCCAGAATTTGGCGCATATGTTTATGCTCAGCAAAGAGGAACTGGACAAATGTTTGAGTTGGATATTTTCAGACTAAAAGCAATTGGCTTACCTCACAATTTTGACGCAAAAGCCTTTTCAACTGCAGAAATAACCGCGCAAGCGTTTTATGACTCAGCAAGAAATGGCGTGTTTACAAAAACGATCGTTACCCCTGTATAGGGAATAGGTCAGGGGGCTAAATGCCCCCCTCTAATAACATAAAGGAGAGATATGTTAAAGCTTGAAGACGTTACGCCAATGACCGGAAAATTTACATTAAAGCAAACAGGGAAGGAATATTCCCTGCGACCTTTTAATTTAAGTGATGAGATTTGGCTTAGGCAGACATTCGGAGAGAAGCTTGCGGTTATGTTTGGCGGCGGAAATATCGACGCACTAGCATTATGTCAGATTGCTTTTCATCAATTAGAAGACAGGACTGATTTTAAGAAAATAGAAAAAATTTCTTTTGATGAAAACGGGGATGAAATAAAAGAATCGATTGGGGGGGTTGCGCTGCTTATGTCACTAGTCCAGGGCATGGCTGAAAAGGTCGACATTCTTTTGGCCATAACTGAAACGCTTGGAGTTTCTAGGGCGAAAGTTCAAGAGATGGCAGACAAGGCGGAAACCGACCAAAAAAAAAAGGACACGAAGAAACCGACTGGGCATATATCCTCGACACCTTAAGCAGTGAGTACGGATGGACGACCTCGCGGATTCTGACATTAACAATGCGTGAAGTTGAATGGCGACTAGATGCTATTACAAAAAGGCGCACAGAAGACATGGAAATGCAAGCATCCCTCCATGGATTGAAAGTAAGTGGGGGGAATGGGACCGGCGAAAGTGCGAAAATTGATGATGATGCCAAAGCCGTTTTCGATAAACTATTAGAGGAAAAAAATAATGGCAGATCCAAAAGTTAATGTCGGGATAAGTGTTGATACAAAAGAGGCTGATAAGGCTTTAAAGAAGCTTGAGAAAGAAGCTAAAGACGCTGACAAGGCAATTAATAAGCTTGCTAAGGATGCGGATAAAGCGGCATCAAAAGAATTAAAACGGCTTGCGAAAGAGGCTGAAGACGCGGCCATAAAGTTGAAGAAAATTGGCATTGCCTCGGGCGTTGCCTTTACTGCCTTAGCGGTTGGCATAAGTAAGACAATATCAAAAGCCGCCGACTTTGAAGCCGTGGCGACTCAATTCGAAGTTTTAATCGGTAGTGCGGAAGTAGCAAAAGAAACCATAAAAGACTTAGCGGCTTTTTCTGCTCAAACTCCCTTTCAATTAGATGAAGTTACCGACGCCGCCAAAAAGCTATTAGGTTTTGGTTTTGAGGCTGGAGTCGTTAGCGATAAGTTACAATTTCTTGGCGATATTGCAGCCGCGTCGGGTACATCAATTGGTGAAATTGCATTAATTTTTGGGCAAGTTTCCGCAGCGGGAAAACTTACCGGCGAGAGATTATTACAATTTCAAGAAAGAGCTATTCCTATTGGTCCAGCGATTGCGAAAACAATGGGCATTGCCGAGACTGCAGTACGAGACGCTGTGTCAGCGGGCAAGGTAGATTTTGAGACTTTTGAAAAGGCTTTTGCCTCAATAGCACAAAAAGGCGGTCAAGCCTTCGACGGTATGGCCAAACAATCTAAAACATTAAGCGGGCAAATTAGTACACTAGAGGGAAACTTCGATTTATTGCTTGCACAATTAGGGCAAACATTTCTTCCCCTTGCTAAGGACGTTGCGTCGGGGATTAATGAAATCCTTATAGCGGCTCAAGACAATGAGAATCTTGTTAAATTTGCAGCAGGTGCTTCGGCAATAGCCCTAGGTATCACGGGAGCGACGGCGGCGATTGTTGCCTTTAATATTGCAGCACCGGCGCTTGCCCCTATTGCGGCGGCGGCAGGAGTCGCGCTTGGAGCGGTTAGTCTCCCTATGGCGGCGGTAGCTAGTGGTTTCGCATTGGCGACCGTGGCATTAGTCAAATTTAGCGATGCTACAAAGAAATGGGATGAAGAAAGAAAAAGTATCGAGCCCGTTAGCCTTATTCGACCGGAACTTATTGAACAAGATAAGGATGCGGTCGTTGCTACATTCGATGATTTACTTAACGAGCAAGCCAATTTTGTCGAAATTAGTAAGTCTCAACGGGATAAAGTAGCTGAAGAGGAAAAGGAATTTCGGGAGAGTGATACCGGCAGAAAGCTAGAGCAAAAAAGATTAGAAAATGAGCTTTTAGCACAAATTGAAGCTGAATTTTCCGGCAATACCAAGGAACTGGCTGCCACTAATTTGGCCCTAGAAACTTCGATCGGAAAAGAAAGAATAGCCCTAATTAATAAGCGAATAAAATTAACAAAAGAAATTGATAAAAAAGAAAAATTAGACGAACTGGTCAGACAGAAAAAATTAGGAGAGGCACGAAGCCAATTAGAAAGAGAGGCGGACCAACGGACAGTAGACAATGCCAAAAAGCTAAACACTTTCAAAGACCAACAAGTAAAAGCTGATAGGGCAAGGCAACAAGCACAATTACAGTTGGCCGGAAGTTATGCCAATGCTACTCTATCACTTGCAAATAACTTACAAGCCTTATTGGAGCAAAACGGCAGACAAGGAAACAAAGCATTATTTCTTTTACAGAAATCAGCTGCCATTGCGGGCGCTATTGTTTCGACGGCGCAAGGTGTTGCAAGCGCCTTGGCACTAGGTCCCGTTGGGATCCCATTGGCCGGTATTATTGGGGCTGCAGGTGCTGCGCAAGTTGGGCTTATTGCCTCTACTGCTATTCAGGGATTTGCTAAAGGCGGGGAAATAACCGGCGGCATTCCTGGCCAAGATTCGGTAGGAATACTAGCACAGCGGGGCGAAATAATCGCGCCGAAAAGTAATTTTAACGAAGTGATCGGATCGGTTAGAGCAAAAAGAGAAGCTGAAAAAGTCACTGCGAACGGCGGCGGCGGAGTCATGGAAGTTATCGTGGGGTTCGCGGACAATGCTTTTGAACTAATTGAAAGTAAATTAATTGAGAGACAGCGATTAGGCATATCAACTTTGTAGGATAGAGCATGGCAAGTCAGATAATATTTTATAAGAAGAATTTCATCGATTTATCATTCGGGAGTATCAGTATCACGGTGACCGATGCCACTGCGACTAATACCGGGCAAGCATTTGTCGGGTATCTCCGCAATAGGAAGAATTCGAGTGCATGGATTACTACCGGGTCAAATGACGCAGCCAATACTCAGCTTGATATTGATTGGACCGATCAAAGAACTATCGATAATTTGCTATTGGTTAAACATAATTTCTCAGATTATACTATTCAGTATTGGAATGGGTCGGCATATGTAGACTTTTCGAGTGCTATCAATGTGAGTGGCGGGGTAGCTCTTACGACTGTACATACTTTTACCGCTGTCCAGACGTCCAAAATCAGACTTATTATTACTGGCACTATCGTGGCCGATGCTGATAAAATAATGCGTCAATTTATCGCTACCGAGCAAATTGGGCAATTAGAATCATGGCCCATAATTTCGGGCGTGGTAAATAGTAAAAGCAAAAAGGTTACTAAGGCGTTAAGCGGAAAAAGTTATGTGGCCGATACGATTGGCTCTTTTGCATGCTCTTTGGATGTGGAAATACTTAAAAGCTCTTTAGACTTGGCAATCTTTGAGCAAATTTTTGATTCATATGAGGGTGTTTTAGTATGGTTATGCGGTGGCGACGAGGTGCAATTTAGCTCGAAACGCCAAGGGTATCGACTAGAGGACATATTTTTAATGCGACCAGTTTCGGAATATAACCCCGATTGGTTTCAGGGATTATATGTTGCGGGCATAGTGTTTTCTATAAAATTACAGGAGTCCATTACATGAGTCGTTTTAGGGTCTATATAAAGCCATTTCAGCCCGACGGGACTTATGCGGCTGATTACATCGAAGTTACTCGGGATGTGATCGCGGGGCAATTAGGGGCCATTCAGGAGACAATAGATAAAGATAATTATGAGGTGGGTTTATTCCGCTTCAATCAATTCACTCTGGCATTAACAAATTTTGATGGAACCTATTCCGAGGTAGGCGATTCTACCACGATGTTTTCCTATAAAAGGTCTGATAGTCTCGTTAAGATAACGTGGCAAATTGTGGACGATATAACTCAATGTGGGAATGCTATTTGTGGTGAGGCGATATTAAGCGACGAAAAAGATATATTTTTTGGACTATTGAATGATGAGTCATTATCGCTTGGCGCGAAAGAGCAAATATTAAATTTTAGTGTGCTTGGTCTTGAGTCGATATTTGAAAGAGTAGAGGTTCCCTTTGCTAGCATAAACAACGGCGACTTGCTTAGCGCTGCGCTTTTAACCATGTTAGATCAACCGGTCATTACAACACTTATGGCAGTTAGCGGAGCGACTATCAATTTAGGTACCGACCTAACCATTGATGATAAATCGACGCTCGAAAACAAGACAGTAAAGGAAGCGCTAGACGAAATCCTATTATCATCAAATTCAATTCTATATGTTCGAGATGGCATTCTTCATATATCAGACAGAACGGCGAGTGCTAGTCTTTCTCAGACTTTTTACGGGCAAGCTGCAGTTGATGGCATTGAAGACCTTTTGAAAATTGAGAAAATCAGAAATGGATTAAATAAACTTTATAATTATTGGACTTGGTCGGGGTCGACGAACGTAGCTGAAGACACCGCCTCAGTGACTCAGTATGGGGTTAAGAAGTCAACCGTCAAAGGTGACATAATAACAGACGGGACGAAAAGGAATACAGTCCTCGGCTCTCTTAGGGATGAATTTAGTACTTTACGACAAGAAATGATGATTACTGTTCCATTCGATTATTCTACGTTGGAACTATATATATTAGACCGCATTGCTATTGATTATCCCACTGTATTTATCCCAGGGGATGAAAACCCATTGCCACAATATGATGTTTCGCTTTATGACGTGGCAGTTTATCCAATAGCCAAATGGACTTTAGAAATTGACGCAAATGATAGGTATAAAATATTGGGTAGGAAGGTTGATTTCAAAAAACAAACGATAACATTTAAAATTAAAAAGATATAAAAAGAGGGTGCCATTATGGGATTGAACACGTTACCAACTGCCACGAGTACGGGCACCATCCCGACCACTCACCACAATGGGCTAGTTGATGCATTGAAAGACGATTTTGTGCCAAGAGATACAACAACAAAAGCACCGACGGACATAGCGGGGGATCTTGGATCAACTTCTTATCGGTGGGATAAAGGTTATGTAAAAGAGTTATGGGTAGGAGATCCTTCGGGCGCTTACTTGAAAGAAACTGGCACCAAAATAACCTCTCTTTCCGCATCGTCGGGAGCATTTACTACTGTCAGTGCGACCGTTGTTGATGTGACAAACTTATCAGTTAGTTTTACCTCGACGGGACGCCCTGCAATGATGATGCTTGTGCCAGATGGAAGTACAAGCGGATCGGTCTTAGGGCTGTACAATGGAACTACTCCCGATACCGCCGCTGCGGTGATTTCTTTTTTAATTGATGGAACTATTAAAGCCGAGACTAGAGGACTAGAAACGGTTGCAACGGGAGTCCAAAAAGAATGGCCGTTAAGCTTTTCTCACATTGATATAGGGAGAGCTGCGGGGACTTATACATATAAAATTCAGCTAAGAGTCGGTAGTGCGGGGGACGTTAATACCGAGTCATGGCTGAAGTATGCAAAACTTTTAGTATATGAATTATAGGGGGGAATCATGGCAATACCTACAAGATCGAACAGCGAAATTATAGAATCGAGTTGGTTCAATCTAATCAAGACAGAAATTGAAGAACTTTCCTTTTCAACTGCGATTAAGGTGGCTGATTTTACGCTATCATCGACTGACAAATTGGTCACGGTTGATACGTCAACGGTTAATATTACGGGCACTCTCCCTATCTTAGCGGGAAATGAGGGCAAGAACTACATTCTTAAAAAAACCGATGCGAATGCCCACGATGTTATCCTTGTTGGCGCTGGAGCTGATAAAATTGATGGTGTTGCTTCGAAAACATTGCCGGCACAATATGATTATATCTGGGTTGTTGCGGGCGCGACTGAATGGCATACGGTTTCAGTTGATTTTGCTACGCTAGTAAATAAGATTTTAACGACTCCTGATATTAACGGGGGAACGGTTGATTCGCTGACTAGTCTATCTATCCGCTCAAGCGGGGCGGCTCAAGATCTCATTCTAGCAATAAGCGAAGTAATTACAGCAGATAGAACGCTCACTATAAGCGTAGCTGACGGGTCTAGAACTTTAACAGTTTCAGGCGATGCAAATATTGATCAAGATTTAAGGAAAACTCAGACGCCTACCTTTCAGGGGATAACCCGAGATAGTGCAAGTATAAAAATCAGCACCACGACAACCGGAAATGTGATACTTGACTCCGCTGCAAATCTTATTACGGTCTCAAGCAATGAAGACACCGACGCATCAACTCAAACTATAAAATTTGGGAATGATACGGGCGGGATTTCTGGACTTAGAAACGAAAATGGTATCATGCAATTTCAGAACCTCGGCGGGGGATGGAATGCTTTAGGTAGCGGTGGAGGGGGTAGCACGCTAACGCTCTCATCTAAAGGGGCAAACTATACCATAACCGACGCCGACGGAATAGACATGGTGCTGGCAACCGCCGGCGGCATTACTATAACTCTGCCAACTGCTGCGGACAATTCAGGAAGAGTCATTCGTGTCAAAAAAACAGACACGGGCACGGATACCGTAACTATCGATGGAGAGGGGGCTGAGACAATCGATGGATCTGCTACGGTTATAATGTCCACCCGATACCAAGCTCTTTCGATTGTGTGCGATGGCGTAGCATGGCAAACTATAGTGCACTACGAGCCAAAGGTTTGCGTGGACTATACGGGCAATGCAGGAGAGTCGATAAGTGCGGATACCACGAATATTCCTTTTGCTAATGTCATTAAGGACCCTTATTCGTCGTGGAGCGGGTCCGAATTCACCTCTCCTAAGTCAACTTTCTACTCCTTTACCGGTATGATAAATATTAGCCCGAGTGCTTCGCTGCAATTGAGTATCTATGTAGATACGGGGGGCGGCTATAATGAAGCGAGGGAGGTCTCAAGCACTCCTAGCGGGGTTACCAATCACAGCTTTGTCGGCGGGTACTGGCTAGACTTAGGTGATAAAATGGCGCTAAGATCTTTCTCTAATGTTACTCTATCAAACGCGTCAGTTGACCACTGGATAGCTATCGTCGGACAATAAAATGAAAACCGCAATAGGTGCTCTAGTCTCAGCGCTAGTTATAGTTTTACTCTCAGCATACTTTGAAAGATTTGTGACGAAAGCAGACTATAATAAATATCAGATAAACCATGGCGAACTGAGCGCTAAAATTGTAACTCAATTAGATATTGTTATTAAAAACCAAGACATGATCAAGAAGAAACTTGATCTTATATAGGGAGGAATTGTGAAGGTTTTATTTTTATTTTTGTTCTGTTTATTCAGCTTTACTGTGTTTGGAGCAGAAGCACCAAAGAGCGCAAGCTGGGCAGTTTATTTCACGGCAATAGTGACGGCGCTACTTGCAATTTCGGAATGCCTTGCGGTTATTCCTAGTCTTAAGTCGAATAGCATTCTTCAATTATTTACGAATATATTAAAATCTCTGGCAGGAAAAGGCGACGAATAAAAAAAGGGCACGGAGGAGTAATCCGTGCCCACTAATTAATCACAACAAGCTAGAAAATAACATCCAATGAAACAAACCGTAGTATGATCCTAATCCTAGCAAGTGAGTAAATCAATGATTATTATCATCGACGACGATTGCACCGGAATACAGCGATTCTCTAAACTGGAAGCCCTCCCTCTCCTTTACGCATTAAACAAATTCGGAACGCAAGACCAAGCCGCTAGGTTTCTAGGTATCAGCGGCAGGACCGTGCGTAGTCGCATGAAGCTTTACGGGATCCGGGAAATAGATAACAATAAGTATGATTGGCACGGGAGAATCAAGGGAGAGAGATAATGAAAACGCCAAGTATTTTTATGATGGTTTATCGAGCAGCGGCATTTTTTCTAATTTTAATACTTATGATTTTGCTCTCTCAGTCGTGCTCATTGCCGACAACCGAAATGGATCCCGCGCTACATTATAAAATGGATATGCGAATCAAGAATAAAAATCATTCTGCGATTGGAATGATTGTTTTACCGCAAAAAGATCTCTACACGATCGAGCTTGAGTCTAAGGGGCGGTTTAATTATTTCACTTTCAAAACATGCTCCCGAGAAATTGCTATCGAGAATGCAAAACGCGGACTTAATCGCCATAAAGTAAAAATCAATTATCGCCCAAACATTATAGAGCGGAGAGGATGCCCGGTTGAGCTTAGAGCGTTTGACGTCAAGGGTAGACACTCATTGGGGCATATTGCTATTAAAGATAAGTACCTAGTCTTACCCGCTTTTGTTGTTTGTGGGGGAACCTCAAAGTCATGGGATGGCGTATCCGTTTGCCAGGAAGGGGAAGGACTCAAGCAATCTATAACTTTTGATAATAATGTCTTTGTTTCATTCAAAAAAAATGAGCATTGTAAGTTTAAAAAGAAAAGAGGGAAAACTTTTGAATTTGAAATCACTAAAGGACTTTGCGTTGCGACTTTTATGGAGATAAAAGAGCCACGCCGAATACATAAGCTAACAACGTACGGGCATGAGGGAAACCTCGTGAGGGAGTAGAATGCTAGTATTGCACTTGAAGAAAAACTCAAGGGTTTCGATTGGGCAAGATATTATTCTGGAGGTGCTTAAAGTCGGCGAGTCTTATATTAAAGTCGGGTTTGATGCTCCAAAGGGGACCAGGATACTAAGGGAAGAAACAATCAAGAAAATGTTACGACAAAACGGGGGTGCTATTCGTGTGGAACAAGATAGTTGAGTTTTTAATTCCAATGCTTTCTATGGTGATAATGGCGTGGCTCAAAAAGAGTGAGGCTAACAAGGAAGCTAAGAGAAAATTCATTGAATTCATTGATGCGGTCGAGGGGAAAGTATCGGTGAAATTGCAGGACGCACATAGTGCGCAGATTGAAGAATTGAGGGGGATGATCCGTCAATCGCAAAAGGGGGATGATTCATCAATATCGCCCAATTAAGGCTTATTCCTTGGCTGCTTGTTGCGGACCAGAAATGTATGGCCGATTGACTGCGGCCCTGCTTGAGATAACACAAGCAGCGTTGTAGTCAGCATGGGCGGCATGACCACAAGAACTACAGGAGAATTTAGATTGAGATTTGCGATTGCTTTTTTTGATATAACCACACTTAGAACATTCCTGAGAAGTATATTTGGGGTCAACCAAAATAACTGGAACGCCTACAAGCCTTGCTTTATAAAGTATCTTTTGTTTAAGGTCGTAGAACGACCAAGAATGCAGAGAATACCGCTGCTTTTTTCTAACCGTTACTCTTTGACAAATGCCCTTGAGGTCCTCAAGCGAAATGCCAATAGAGTGCCTTTTAGCAGTCTCTATGATTTTTTTACTTATTTGGTGGTTAATGTCTTTTGCAAATCTTTGCTCTTTTTTGTTTCTTTTTTTGAGAAGTCTCTTGGCGGATTTTGTCCCTTTCGACTGAAGTTTTTTCCTCAATCTAACATGTCTCTTTCTAAGAACAGTAACATGCTCTCCAGAATATTGATTTCCTTTACTGTCATAGGCGATGTTTGTAATACCCATGTCAACGCCGAGATAGCTTTTTGCTTCGATAGGAAGCGTTTCTTTAATCTCGCAAGTGGTATGAAGGAAAAAAGTGCCATTCCGGTAAATGAGGTCGGTCTCTCCTTCCTGAAATCTGAGGGATTCTTTTTGCTTTTCACTACAGACAAAAGGAATAGTTATTCGCCCCGTAATAGTCGCTATGGAAACTTCATTCTCTTTCCACCTCAGTACCCTAGTGTCGTAGGTAATCGCTCCTCTAGGTTTAAACCAACAAAGAGTTTTATTGTTTTTTTTATAAGAATTCGAAACTTTCGATATCGCTCTAACGACCAATTGTGCCGGAATATCATAGCAAGAGCGTATCGGGTGATACAAAAGTTTCTGGATTGCAAATTTGTTGAAAATTCCTTCATGGAAACAAACGTCGCTAAGACCATTGCAAATCTCATTAAAAGTATCCATTGTCGCCAAGAGGCGGCTTACATGGGCAGAGGTAGTCTTCAGTTTGACAGGAATAGTCATTTTCATGATACACTGTGTACATTAAAAAAAAACAGATGTCTATCCACTTTATCTCCGCGGATAGGGTTTTGTTGATAGCCATATAGGTGGGGTATGACGAAAAAAGAGAGAATTTACAGGGCGATGAGAAAGGCTTGCAAAGATAGTCCAGTTGAGTTGAAATTTCTGTGGTCTTTAATTAAGCTTGAAAGTGATTTCAATATCCATTCCATGAGATACGAACCGTCCTATGAGTGGTACTATAAATATCCTCCCTTAGATGTAAAAATGTCGGGGGCGACGCTCATTCATTCGCAAAAAATAAGCTATGGCCTTTGCCATGTAATGGGAGCGCATTACTATGCGTTTGAACATAAAGGGTTTTGCAGTGAACTTTTTAAGATTGATTTGAACCTCGAAATTGCAGTAAAGATTTTAGAGGGGCGAAGGAAGAAATACGGGAGCAATCCCCTTGATCTATACGCAGCTTTTAATGCGTGGACAGTTAAGAAGAAGAAGAACGGCCTTTATGTTAACGAGCTAAATGTCAGGGCTTTTGAAATGATTTATGAAAATGTGAGTATGGATACTATGTATGAGTTATTGAATATTTGAAAAATTAGTACAGGGCATACTCGCAGCGAATAGTCGCCTCGTCACATCCATTCCTAATCGCCATATACGAGCAAAATGATTCATTTACTGTCGTGTTGGATGCGTCTCTATACAAAAACTCCACAAATCCGTCAGTATCGAAATGACGGTCGACGTGATCCATGTCCAATAATCCCGAATTGCTGTATGCTTGTCTTGCTTCGTCAATTGTAGTGTAATCCATTTTTTCCTCCTGTATTTATGTCTGTTCCTGGGCTTCAACTAAGTACCACAGCACACAAAAGAATAAAGAATAAAATGCTTTTTATTGGGGCCGTGTAAATATTACATGGTAGGCGTTGAGAGGGAATGTCACTATTGATACGGTTTATGATTTGATGAATATCTAATTTACTCTAAGTATTCTTTTGCCATTCGTCCAAAAAGATAGGGGGCTGTATTGGCTTTCCCCTTCGGGCTATTGCCAGCATGACCCAAATATTCAGGTCTAAAGTTATCGAGCAAATGGATATACTCATGGGCAATCGTGCCCGCAATTGAAGCGAGACTCCTGTTAAGCTTCCTTGAATTTATGTAAATATTTTTCCCCCCTTTATAGTATGCCAGCGCTCTGGACCACCGCCAAAAGGGGCGATATAATACGACCGAGCACTTAATAGGAGTAGTTTTAATTATTTCCACTAACTCTTCCCCCGTCACGCCGGACCCATCATAATCACGCGCCAAATCGAAAGATTTTACTCTTTTTACGTACTCACGAAAGCTATGGTTAACGATAACGGTATTCATTTGCATAACTGCTAGCGAGACCCTTTCAACTGACCCGTCATAATAAAATCTTTTCATCTATACTGTCCTTTAGGGGAAATGGTGCCATTACAGGACGGACTCGAACCGACGACCAACACCTCGCACCCTAGCTAGTGGGTGTGCCCGGCGATTGCGCTAACCAACTGCGCTACTGCAATGGCATAAACAGTGGTCATAACATACCCTTAATACTTGGGGGAGAAGTTTATATCAGTACATTATAACCACTAATTTAGAAATGTGTAGCACATATGCACAATAGATGCTAGTTATTTCCTCAAGGAGAGCGAAAAAATGTCAGATAAATTAAGAACAGTGAACCCGACCAAATTCAAAGCTCTTGTCGTAGACGCTATTGCAGCGATGACAAATATAGAGTGTAAAAATTCTTTTAGCGCGTTGGTTGTGAAGGGGTTGATTGGCGAAGCAAAAGCCTCGATTGAGTTAAGGACGTCAGCCCATTTTGTTTTGAAAGGGGACGTGTGCTTTATGAGTAATGTGTACGCCGACTTCAGAATGGGAGGAGCATGCACAACCACACTACTAATACCGTTACTGCTTGGGGATAAAGAGAAACTGAACATCATTCTAAGAGCAATAGGGCGGGGATTAAAAAAACAAGGCATTGATATTGACTGAGGAACGCAATAGATATTACAAATCAAATTTAAGAGTGACGCCCGAGATGAAGGACGGTCTGGGTGCAATTATCAGGGATATGACGAATAAAAAGGAAGCTAGAAGGATGGAGAAGGAACAAGCAGAACAACAAGACGCAGAAAAAGCCGAAGTGCTGGAGATTCAAGAACCGAAACCAGTGCCAACAATGACAATTCATCAAACGCTTAACCGTATACTGGGCGACATGAATGCAATTGGAAAAACGCAGAAAAACAAAACGCAAAACTTTGCATATAGAGGCATCGACCAAGTGTATAACGCCATAAATCCCCTAATGGCAAAGTATGGATTAATCACGGTACCAAGGGTACTAGAAAGATCGCAAGAATACGTAGCGACCAGAAATGGCGGGCAAATGAAAAACGTTCTTCTTAAGGTTGCCTATGACTTTGTGGGACTACAGGGGGATAAAGTCACGGCTGAAGTCTACGGGGAAGCTGCGGACAATGGCGACAAGGCAACATCAAAGGCGCTAGCAATTGCTCATAAATATGCTGTGTTTCAGTTGTTTTGCATCCCAACTGAAGAGATTAGGAAAATTGATCCCGACCAGTATTCACACCAAATGGTAGTTAATAATCAGAGAAAACCGAAGCCAGAAGTAAAAAGAAGTCCGACACTGAAGACAATGTACGAGAAAGTAAGACAATTAACCGGGGCCGGTAAAAACAAAGAAATGACGGACAAATTAAAGCAATATCTCGAAGTCAAGAGGTGGGATGAATTAGACAAGATCCCCGACGAAACTTTAAAAGAAATGCTTGCAGGATTAGACTCGATAAAGTAGAACTCAAATTCCTTTGATGCCAGAACATCGAATGAAAATTGTAGAAAAGAGATCGGGCTTGCCTGGTCTTTTTTTTTGCCCAAAAATAAGGAGATAATTATGGACGAACTGATGAAAACGCTAGAAAAACTGGAACTGCCCACACTAATGAGGCAATCGATTCGAAC